GCCCCAGACCTGAGCGAGGATCAGGCCCTTCTGCTCGATCACGGTGTTCTGCAGGGCTGCTACTTCTTTTGCGGACATTTCGTCTCCTTCAGCGGGTGCGATCACCGAGAACCCGGCGACGTCTTCGGTCCAGCCCCTGTACGTCAGGGGCATGTCGTACTTGGCGTAATAGGCTTCGAGGTCTTCCAGCGACCGGTGCATGTGCAGCGGGTGCGGATCACGGTCGGACGTCGAGTACACCGTGCCGTCCGGCGCCCGGGTGACGATGTGGCCGTTGACGTTCTTCGCCAGACCGTAGTGCACCGGCACCCACACGTTGTCCGGGAGCGTCCGGGTGCGGTGCTGGGTCTTCGACTTCTCCCACGCCTCCGTCGCGCTGCCGTACCGGATCGGCAGGCCAAAGGACTGCCGCACGTACTGCAGGCACATGCCCTCCTCCGCCGGGATGTTCGGCGTCGGCGTGATCACCTGAACGTAGCCGCTCATGCGCGCGGGGGCCAGTTCCAGCAGCCGTTCTTCGGCTTCTCCGAGAACGGGACGTCCTGACGGAACATCTGCAGGTGCTCCCGGAAGATCACCAGCGACACTTTCTTCCCGCGCACGGCGGTGACGATCGCGGCGAGCGGCGGGTTCTCGCCCTCCTGATAGTGCACCACCCGGCTGACGGTCGGTGCCGCCTGCACCGGGATCACGGTGCCGGTCTTCGCGGCGGTCTTCGGGGCTTCGGACTTGTCGGCGCCCTCTGCGGGCTTGCTCTCGGTCATGAGCCCCAGACTAGCGGTGCCTACTGGCGGGCCCCGGGAACAACACCCCTGCGGAACTCATCCGACGCGTTCGGGCCGGCCAGCGCGAACTGGTCCAAACCCCAGTCGAGGTGCCAGAAGCACATCACCGTGTCATCATGCTCACCGATGCCCTGCAGCTTCCCGTCGACCCAGCCGAACGCCTCCAGCTCCGCGATGAAGTTCTCCACCTCGTCGTGCCGGAGCGTGCCCGGGGCGTACGGGAACTCCCACTTCCGGTTCTCGAACTTGATCAGGATCCCCGGGACACCGACCGTGAAGTCGCCCTTCTCACCGCCGGCGGCGTGCGCCTTCACCGGGACGGCCGTGTTCTTCCCGATCGTCTGCGACCAGATCACCTGCGACACGTCCGACTCGATCACCACCATGTCGGCCTGATACACCTGCCACTTCGACTCGATCATCTTCATCTGCGCGTCAAACGACTTCCCCTGCCACCGTTCGAGGTCCAGCAGGGTCCGCTGCCCGTTGCGGAGGTCGATCATCCCCGTCATGCAGACCAGATAGTCACCGCCCAGCTTCTCCGACCATGCGACGTCCCACGCCTGCACAATCCGGTAGTGGTGCTCCAGACTGAACGGCTTGTGCCAGTACGGCACCAGCCCGGCGCCCCGGTTCAGCATCGGGGTGATCAGCGACGACGGGAACAGCGACGACTCCGAGGAGCGCGGGTTCGTCAGGATCTCCCGGTCGTACAGCAGCGACCCGAGCTCCTTCTTCTTCGCGTTCAGGCACTCGGCGTTCTTCTCACAGTCCTGACAGGGCAGGTTGTACTTCACCATCGACGCCTCCTCCGGGGGGGCGGCCTCGACGATGTCGATGCACTCCTGCAACGCGATCGCCGGCCACCGGGTCGGCCACAGCGACGTCCGGGTGTTCACGCCCCGGTCAATCGACGGCTTGCTGAACCCGTCGCGCTTGATCTCCTTGACGGACGGCTTGACGACGAAGCCGAGTGATTCAGACATGCAGCCAGCCTAACGTCCACGCCTGCCGCACCCGGCCGCCACACACCCGGCACCACCACCAGCCCTTGCGCCACGTCCTCGCCGACGCGCGCTCCACATCAACAGCACACATGCGGGGAGCATACGGCCCCGGACACAGCAAAGCCCCGGCGACACACCACCGGGGCCTACTGTTACTGGTCTTGCGTATCTGGCGAGATGCGGACAGTCTACTGCTACTCCCAGCCGATCGCTCTCAGCCGGGCCCGCGTCTCGTCGCACAACAGCGAACTGCAGTCCGTCGGGTGCGTCTGCCGCATGTTCTTCAGATGCGACAGCGACAGCCCCCGGATCCCCTGCGGGTCCTGACACCACACCATCTCCGCGAGCCGCACACCGGAGCGCCGGGCCTCCTGCTGCGCCAGCCTCCGGTCCCTCGCATGGACCAGCAGCTTGATCTCCGCCACTACTCAGTCACCGTCCGTTCGCACCGGGCGCACCAGTGCCCCAGCGACCAGTGCCGCCCCGCCAGCCACGGCAACCTGTGCCCGAACACCGCGCATATCATCCTTCTCCACATGGCTCCCCAGCCCTTCCATCCGTGCCCGCCGGTACTTCCGCCGGGCCTCACTGAACGTCTTCCCCGGGAACAGGTCCCGGTTCATCAGCCACGCGTCATAGTCCATCGCCTCGAACGCGCCCTCCCGCGACGGGTGCGGGACGCCGAGCTGCTTGTACAGGGCGTCTCCGACCTGCACATGCAGGGTCCAGTCACCGGCGTCCTGCGAGATCATGTACACCGGGGCCATCACCACCACCCCGCGATGAACGCCGCGTCAGCCATCAGCCCGAGGACGACGGCCGAGACGATCACCTTGTCCTGCCAGTGCAGCTTCACGCCTTCACCAGCATCGTCAGGGCGATGTGCGTGTGCTTCCGCATCTCCTTCGGCGCGACCCGCTTGTCGTACGCGAACCGGAGCCCCCAGTTCGGGCCGATCTCGATCTTCCCCTCGTTGTCGTCGTCGATCACGCCGGCCTTCACCAGAGCGTCCGGCACCCAGTGCCACAGGCAATTCGAGTAGTTCTGCGGGTCGCGGTGCCCGGACTGCGGGAACACCAGCACCGCTGCGAGGCCGATCTTCTCCGCCTTCGGGATCATCAGCTCCTCACACTTCTGCAGGATGTGCCGCTCCCATTTCTTCGTCGCCGAGCCCTTCCACTCACCGGGCCAGTTGTCGTACACGTTCTTCGACGGGGGCAGGAACGGCAGGTGCAGCTTGTACAGCCGCAGATCACCGGTCTGCTCCACATCGACGGGCAGCACGCCCTGCACCCCCATCGGGGATCCCATCACCGCTGCGTCGCCGACGCGTTCGTATGTCTTCATCATCAGGAAACCTCCACCGCCAAAGTGCCATCTACTAGGTCGTCTACGTGGAACTCCGCCGCGTACCTCCGGAACCGCCACACGGGGTTCTTCCGCATGTCCATCAGGAGGTCCTGCTGGTGGAACGGCGTACCGACGAGGTACACCCGGGTCGGCGGGAAACGCAGCGACACCGAGTTCTTCCCCATGCCAAGGGTTCTGTCTGTGCCCGGATGCGCCATGCCGCCAACCGCTCCGAACCACCATTTTCTCACGTCATCACGCTGTTTCTTGGTCGCCGCGCTGCCGTCGGAGAGCACATCGTCGCCGACGATCACGTCCGGGTGCACACCACGCGTGGCCTTCCCCGCGCCGGCGCATTCGATCTTCGCGTAGTTCGAGAGCTGCAGCGTCGTCTTGTTGTCGACGATGGCGTTCGCGATCATCTCCGGGTTGCTGATCTGGATCGCGTTCCGGACCTTCTGCAGCATGGCCTTCGACTGGTCGAACGTCTGCGCGAAGATGTACGTCCACAGCCCCGGCGTGTACACCGACTCCCACGCGGTCCCGTTCACCGTGAACGTCTCGGACTTCGCGTGCTCCCGGGGCGCGACGATGGCGATGCGTTTCTCCGTCTGCCGGATCCTGCACCACTCCCAGTGCAGCGGCGACATGGGCAGCTTCATCTTCTCCTGCGTCCAGTAGCCGAGCGACGCCTTGCACATCAGTTCCCGCAGCTCGGCCGGGTCGGCGGTCAGGAGCCGCCCGGCCTGCTGCTGTTCGAGCGTCGCGGTCATCTACGTGCGCTTCACCGTGGACCCGCACAGCGAGCACATCACCGAGAACACCATCTGCTTCCGGGCCGTCGCCGGGTGCGTGCACCTGCGGACCACATCATCCTGCCGCCCGGTCATGCCCTGCAGCGCCAGATGCCGGTCCGGGTGCACGGACTGCCCGGCCGTGCCCTTCGCCTGCACCAGCGCGTGCAGGTCCTCGAGCGTGATCTCACCGAACACCACCGCCCCAAGAACCTCCCGCGCCCACGTCGACTTCTTCAGCCCCTCCTCATCGGCGCGGGCATCAATCCCGTCCTGCAGCTCGTCCTCCAGCCGGACATTGAACAGGCTAGTCGCCACTACTCGGCCCGGTGCTTCGACGCCGGGGCAGGGAAATCGACGACCTGCTCGGCTTCGGGCAGCTCCCCGGCCCAGCCCGCATCCTTGACCGCCACCAGCCGCGGGTCAGCGGCCACCCCCGCGTCCGCGAGTTTCCCGGCCAGCCCGGTCGGCTTCATGATGCCGGTGTGCACCGCGATCGACAGCACATACGACGCCCCGGCGACCATCAGCACGTCGAACACCCGGAACTCCGTGTGCCTTTGGACCGCGACGGCCAGCTCCTGCGCCACCGACGACACGGCCGTCAGGGTCAGCAGCAGCAGCGACTTCCACTTCGGATCCGTCAGCCGCGTCGTCACCAGACCCACCACCGCCGGCAGCACCACGGCGATCACCACCTGCAGGCCCAGCAGCCCGTTCACTTCACTCACAACAGTCATCAGAGACCTTCTTCCAGCCAAAACGGCACTTATCCACAGCTTTTCGGTCGATTCGGGGTCAAACCCCCGTGAAATCGGATACTTATCCACAGGCTCCGCCCCAACGGCGCCTTATTTCGGTCCATTCCTACCCGGTCTGGCTGATCGGGATCACCTTCGCCAGCGCCTCCACCACACCAAGCGCATCCTGCCCCGCCTGCAGCCCCATCAGCTGCGCCAGCGACGCGTGCCGGGGGCTGTTTCCCGCGTCAGCCTGCGGGACTTCGGGCAGGTCCTCGTCGGCACGGTGCTTCAACAGGCCGTAATCCTTCTGGTCTGCCTTGGCTTCGTTGAGGAGCTGGGCGAGGAGTTTCATCTCTTCTTTGGTGCTGGCGAACAGTTTGTTCATCTGGAACTCGTGCGCACTGTCGACTCCGAGGCGTTGGATCTGCAGCATGATCAGCTGCTGCCTTACACCCATCACGTCGATCTCGGTCCCGGCGAGCTGGGCGCCGTCCTTGCCGGTCACTGCCAGCCGGTTCCCAGTGTTGGCGGCCTTTTCGATGCGGCGCATGTGGTTCCGGAACGTCGACGCGGGGATCTGCTCGTCGTACCGGTACTTCGCGTACCGTTCGAGGCTGACCGACGACCAGCCGGCCTGAATAAGACGGACGTAGTCTTCCCGGTACGGTGACTGGTTGAACGGGGACACCTTCTTCTTCCGCCGCGCCCGCACCTCAGCCATGCTGTCTTCCATTTCGCGCTCCTCACACCCTGTCCCCGGCAACTTCCGTCTTACCGTAACGTGATCGGCGGGCAATCTTGTGCACATCTGGGGATAACTCGCTGGGGCCCTGTCCATACAGGGCTGGGGCCGCCTGTGGCTTGCTGATCCGGGCGCCCGGGGGTGTGGGTGTGGGTGTCCACCTGTTCGGGAGCTGGCGGCCTCATCCATGACCTGCTGCAGGACACAAAAAAGGCCCGTCACTGTGCGACCAGTGACGGGCCTTCCTTCGGGGCGGAGCAGGTTCCCGTCCGCTCAACGCCCCACGTGCCTCCCCAGCACGGCATCAGCATAACCGAAGTTATCCACAGCCACACGGTTCACACGATGTTTCCTGTGAAACACCTCTCAGCCGGGCATTTCCTTGCCGCAGAACACGCACTTCCCGGTGTGCGGGCCCCGGTAGTGCGTCGCGTTCCCCGGGCACGCCTCCGCGAGGGCGTCCAGCGCGGCGGCCAGCTCCGGCCAGTCCGAATGCAGCCACCGCTTCAGGTGCCGGTACTTCTCCGCGACCGGGCCGTCCGTGTCCCACGCCTCCACCACCCGCAGCGCCTCCGGGTCCATCACGCCGGGACCCCCTTCGTGCCGCCGAAGTACGGGACGCCGAGCTTCCGGTTCAGCAGCTCCACCGTGACGTTGCGGCCGTCGGGCAGCAGGATGTCCGCCAGCCACCGCCCGTACTTGTCCTCGTTCAGCGGCTTGAACGTTTCGATCCGCACGTTCGAGCCGGCCGGCGCGATGCCGCGGACGAACGCGGTGGCGGGCTTCCCGGCACTGTCCTCCGGGGTGTCGATGCCGTACACCCGGCATTCCAGATCGTGCTCGTGCCGGAGGAACAGCCGGTTCCGGAACCCGAGGTCCAGCTTCTCCTCCCGCCACGCGGTCAGCCACAGCGTGTCGCCGTCCACCCACCGGATGATCTTCGCGTCGTAGACGTACTCGCTCATCCCTTCGCCCCGGTCGGCTTCCGGTAGCAGAAGAACCTGCGGTACCAGTCTCGGCCCCGGAACGTGGTGTTCAGCATGTCCTCCGCGCCGTACGTGCGGACGAAGCCGCGGTCCTCGAACATCGCCCGCCACTCCTCCGGCAGCCACAGCGACACATGCGTCACGTCGGCGTGCGCGTCGTGGAACGGGATGTCCTCGTAGCCGTCCCGGTGGTCGGTGTCGAGCGCGATCTTGTGCCACATCAGCCCGCCCGGGGCCAGCGCGTCCCAGATCCCGTCGATCACCGCCACGATCTGCTCCGTGGACAGGTGCTCCAGCATCTCCCAGCTGACGATGCCGTCGAGCTTCCCGGGCCGGGCCTGCGTGATGTCCGTCGCGGACGCCACCGACACGTACGGCTTCACATCATCGGGGGCCTGCGACACCGCGTACTCCGACAGGTCCACGCCGACCGCTTTCAGGCCGAACTTCCGCGCCGCCCGGACGAAGTAGCCGGACGCGCAGCCGAGCTCCACGAGCGTGCCGCCGGCCGGCATGTGCATGCGCAGCGCCGTAGCGATCGGGTGCCAGCCCGGGTCGTCACCGTAGCCGTGGTAGTTCGAGCCTTCGCCCCGCTCCCAGTAGCCTTCGCCGTACGCCTCAGCCGTCGCGGCGGTCACTTCTTCGCCGCCCGGGGCTTCCACGCCGCGAGCGCGTCCAGCGCCGCGGTCAGTGCAGGCCAGTCACGGCGCAGCTCGTTGCGTTTCATCTCCTGAAACGCGGGGACCTCCCCGGGTGCCGCCCATTCCTTCACCACGGCTGCCATCAACTTCCTCATTGCTGCTGTCCTTCCCTGATTGCTGCCCGGACCGTGGACTTGGAGCACCGGAAGATCGCGGAGAGCTCCGCCACCGGCATCCCGGCGTCCCGGGACAGGGACCGGATGGCCCGTGCCCTGCGGTCAGTCTGCTCCTGCAGCCGTCCGACGTTCTCCACCGAAGGCTCCGCGTCGGCCGTGTTGCGGGCCACCGCGAACTCCTTCCGCAGCCTGTGCACCCTCGCCATCTCCTCCTCCGCGAGCCGGGTCACGGCTGCTCCTTCCTGATGGCAGGGAAGTCGAAGTTTACGATTCCGTGGGCGTTGACACAGTTCGGGTCGCTGCAAGCCCGGTCCGGGCCGCCATTGGGCGGATACGCCGTTTTGTACACGAGCTTCCCACACGCTGGGCAGTAGTCGCCGGGGTCGCCGTTCACACCGTCACCTCCGTGAACTCCGGGGCGAGCGCGGCGCCCGGGATCTCCGCCGCCGGCCGGTAGTCGCGCAGCGCCTCGGTCAGGACGGCCGTGTAGTCGAGCCCGGCCTTGTCGGTGTGCTCACCCAGCTTCGTGATGATCGACCACAGCTCCTTGTCGGCCCGGACCCACAGGACCTCCTTGCTGCCGTACGAGAACACCATGAAGTTCGACGGGAGCGTTTCGCCGTGCGCCTGAAACAGCCGGTTCAGGACCCGGGACAGGTCATCAATGGTCTTGATCTCGTCCTTCGCCTCTTCCAGCGCCTTCTGCAGCTCCGGCGGCAGGTTCTCCTTCGCCTGCCGGTACACCTTCTGGAACGCGTCACTGGTCGTGAAGCCCATCAGGGTCTTCAGGACCTCCGGGTCGTACTTCTTCGCCATCCGGTCGTACAGCTTGCTGAACTTCTCCGGGTTCAGCGCGCCCTTCAGGATGTTGTCCTTCACCAGCGCCCACTGGCGGCGGTCCTCGTCGAAGTCGTCCTTCGGCAGGGCGATCACCGGGACCTTGCACTGCAGGACCTTCGCCGCCCGCCAGCGGTGCTCGCCGGCGACGATCTCGTACATCTCCCTGCCGTCCAGCGCCCCGATGCTGACGGCCTGCATCGGCGCGGTCCAGCCGTCGTTCTCGATCGACTCGACCAGTGCGTTGAACGTCGCGTCGTCCTGCACGTTCGGGTTCTCCGCGTTCGGGACCAGCTGGTCAACGTCCAGCCACTGCACCGTCATGTCCCACTCGCCCGAGCCGCGCTGCTTGATTTCAGTCATTCTGTCGTTCCCCGATCTTCCGGTACGAAGGCTGGGCGGTTCCCAGATCCTCCATCAGATACTTCTTCTGCAGGTAGTCCATGCAGAGCCACGCCGAGGTCGACATCCCCTCGTTGTCTTTCGTCACATCAACAGAGCGGGCGTTCGCCTTGATCGCCTTGTAGAACATGGGCAGGTCGAACTCCTCCGGCAGCGCCTCCCACGCCAGATCGAGGACCGCGGACAGGCCCGGCCCCCACTTCAGCTTGCTGATCCGCTCGTCGTGCTGGACCTGCAGCCAGTCGGCCATCGCCGGGATGATGTGCGCCAGATCGAAGCGCTCCTTCATCCGGGCCTGCAGCTTCTCCTGCCACTCGGCCCGGACCTCCTCGTAGTGGTCGACGACGTAGCGGAGCATCGCGTGCGACGCGGGCGTGTCCTTGAACAGGTACGGGTAGTCGTCGCCGACCAGATACCGGGACCACGGCGCGTCCAGCATCACCGGGAGTAGGCCCGTGTAGATCTGCTCCACCACCGTCGCGCTGAAGTCCTCGTACACCGAGTTGGACACGAAGATGTGCGCCTTCGCCGTCTGCCGCAGGAACGACTTCCGCGACTGTGAGCCGTAGAAGTCGAAGTGCTTGAACTTCCGGGCCTTCTCGATCATCGACATCTTGATCTCCGACGAACCCGTCACGATCTGCAGGCCGATGTCCCGGCCGCCGGCCAACACCGAGTCCATCACGGCGAACGACTGCAGGAACGACTGCGCGAGGAACAGCTTGTGGCTGTAGTTGATCGTGATCTGCGGCAGCTTCATGGACCGTTCCTCCATGTTCTGCTCGTCCACGTCGTCGCAGTCGATGCCCAGCGGGAACACCACACTGTTCTCCGTCAGCCGGCGCACCACGGCGGGCTTGAAATACCTGCTGGCGACGGTCACCGCCCGGGCCGCCTGATGGTCGGACTGGAAGATCACCGGCCCGTTCACCCAGCCGACCGCCTGCAGCATCTCCAGATTGTCGGACGCCGGGTTGTAGTCCTTGCTGATCACGAACTGGTCCCGGGTGATCACCAGCGGAGTCCGCGACTTCGACGGGATGTGGAACGACGCGAGCTTCTTCAGGATCGGCGCGACCATCGGCCGTTCCGTGATGATCAGGTCGAAGTACAGGTCCCCGAAGCGTTCGTTGAACCGGTCATAGAACTCCCGGGTCACCAGCGCGAGGTCGTCGTACATGGATCCCTGCATCTCCGCGTACACCACATGCGTCCGGGGCCCCTCCCAGTCCGCGCCGTCGTGCCACGGCGCCCCGGCCCGCACCAGCGGCGCCACGACGTAGAAGTACGCCTCCGGGTGCAGCTTCAGCATCTGCCGGCGCATCGACAGGAAGAACTGGTAGCTCGAGGCGGCCTGCACGTTCTTCGCCGAGATCACCGGCATGTACACGATCCTCACGCGCCCACCTCCAGCATGACCGTGTCCATCGGGTCCTTGTCGTCGAAGATCGGGGTCAGGATGCTGTCGGCGGTCGTGTGCCGGTGCTTCGACCATTCGATCCTGATCCCCCGGGACACGAACTCCGGATCCTCCTCGTCCATGTACGCCCGGGCGCCGGACCCGGACAGGTACACCGTCCCGCCGAGCCGCTGCACCCGCTCCGCGACCCGGGCCGCGCCCTGCAGCTCCTGCGGCGCGACCGACGGGGTCAGCATCGGGTCCAGCCCCAGCCACTCGGCCGTCGACTGGATCAGGGACGTGTTCACCATCCACAGGTGGTCGAACACGAACGCCTTCTCCACCCAGCCGCGGACCTCCAGCTGCCGGGCAGCCCAATACTTGGATCCCTCGTACCGGCCTCGGATCATGTTCCAGAGCCGGTCGCCGGCCTCCGCGTGGACGATCAGGTCGGTGATCGGGCAGTACGTCTTCTTCTCGTGCAGCCGGACCGACGCCCAGTGCCCGCGCATCTTCACCCGCCGCTGGTAGCCCTCGAGCTGGAACTGGTCATGGATCGCGAGGTCGAAGACGTCCGACTTCGCCAGCTTGTACCAGAACCCGGTGTGCGGGAACAGGTCAGGCTGGTGGCTCGCCACTACTACTTCGGTCATGCTGGGTGCCTCTCCGTGTTGTGCTTGCGGGCCCATTCGTCCGCGTTGATCCGCCGGTGCGACCGGCCGCCGTCCTGACACAGCTCGCACCATGCGAGGAACGTCGCCCTCGTCTCCCGGACTACGACGGCCGGGCCGGGCATGGTTTCCCGTGAAACACCATCTCCGGTCACCACGTCACCCCGTCGCCCACGGTCACAGCCTCGCGGGGCGGCTCGATCGGCCAGGCCCCGTCGACCACCGCGTCCGGCTTCGACTTCCGCAGATACGACTGGTAGTCGGCGTTCTGCTGCGCCTTCCACGTCACCTGCCAGCCGTGGATCGTCTCCGCCGGGACCTGCAGCTTCGGGAACTTCGCGGCCAGCTTGTACGCCACCCGCATCGTCATGATCACGTCGGCCAGCGCACCGTGCGCGCCGGTGCTGTCGATCCCGAAGGACTCCGCCGTGGTCGACAGGTTCCGCTTGCCCTTGCGGTACTTGTCGGTCTGCTTGTCGATCACCCACGGGTCCAGCACCGGGGTCAGGCCCAGCTGCGGCGCGACCGTCGCCCCGGCCCGCAGCGAGTCCTCCCGCAGCAGGGTCAGGTCATACGGGGCGTTGTACGCCACCAGTGTCGCGGACTTCACCGTGGTGAACTCGTGGATCAGCAGGTTGATCTCGGACAGCACCTGCACCGCCGGCTTGCCCTGATCACGCATCATCTCCGTCGTGATGCCGTGGATCTTCGTCGCGCCCTCCGGGATCTCCTCGCCGGTGTCGATCATGAACTCGTACCTGATCGGCTCCTCGTGGAAGCCGGGCTTGTACACCAGCGCGGCCGTGACGATCCGGTCACCCCACACATCAGTGCCCGTGGTCTCCGTGTCGAACCCCAGCAGGGGCCCCTCGTGCCATGCCGTCACAGCTGCTTCTCCCGTTCTTGTCGTTCGTTCTCAAACCGTTCCCGGAGCTCCTTGGCGACCAGCACCTGCATCGGGTGGTGCACCGCGACGTCCTGCACGTAGCCGCCCTGCAGCTTCAGTTCCTCCCGGACCGCCCGCTGCTGATCCCACGGCAGCCCGGACAGGTCGTACACCTGCTCCCCGGCATCGGACCAGCCCCAGATCACCCGGATCAGGGTCGACTCGACCAGCGGGGGCGGAACACTGCCCGGCATCACCGGAGCACCCGGACCGCGGCGTACTGCTCGACCGCGTGCCGGTGGTGCATGGCTCCGAGGGCTTCCGCCTGCTTGATCAGCGCGGCCCCGTTCGCGGGGGACGGGGGCGGGGCGGTTTCGGACACATAACAGTCCATTGCTTTTCCTTTCGCCAACACGGGATCACCCGAGATGTCTTCGAACGTGTCAAACTTCAGCCCGGTCGGGCGAAGCTCCAGCGTGTACGCCGCGACGTCATAGACGAAGACGTTCGGGACGTACCAGTGGTCTTTCTTCATCGACGCGCGGGCGGCACGCATGCCGGCCTCGTACGTGGCGATGTGGTCTTGGTGCAGGTCCGGGTACGGCAGGTACATTTCCTGCGGCTTCATGTTCCGGATCACCCGGTCCAGCTTGGTCACCATATCGGCCATGCGCTCCTGCAGCGAACCGTCCGGGAACATCCCCCAGTCGGTGTGCGCGTAGCCGAGCACCCGGCGCGCGTCCTCGTGCTCCGCCCGGCGGGTCTCCGTCGGGGCGGCCATCACCATCACGGTGCACTGCGGGCCGTACTTCGCGAGCAGCCCGCCGCAGCCCAGCACCTCGTCATCGGCGTGCGGCGCAACGATCAGGCGCTTCACTTCACCAGCTCCTCATACAGTTTCGGGTCTGCCTTGCGTTTCCGGACCGCCTTCTTCGCGTCCGGGTCGACCACCCGCTCCGGGTAGAACCGCTCCACCAGCTCGACGAACTCCCGGTCGAACGTGGCGGCGTTGTGGTGCTGCCGGATCCAGTCCTGCACCGGCATCCCGCACGCGGCGTCCACCTGCGCCCGGCACCAGTCCGGCCGGGTCAGGGCGAGGTACAGCATCTCCTCCGCCTGCTCATCACTGCCGAACAGGAACGGGTAGCCGGCCGGCAGGATCTGCCGGGACCACGGCTTGTCCGGGAACACCCCGATCAGGCCCGCATACAAGCTCTCGAGGAACCCGATCCCGTACGACTCGTCCGAGGACGTCGCGAGGAACGCAGACTCCGACGGGAGCATGTCGTAATACGCCTGCTTGGACGCCGGGACCGGCATGGTCTGCACCCACGGCTGGTCCCGGACCGATTCGAGGACGTCCGCCTTGATCCCGGACTTGTGCAGCCGCATCCTCACGTTCAGGGGCGTGCGGGCCCGGACCGCGGCGCAGATCTTCAGGAACTGCTCCGGGTTCTTCCGCATCGTCATGAACATCGCCGGGTACTGCACCACCGGGACCTCCTCCTCGACCCGGACGGTCGGGATCTTCTCGACGTCCACGCCGAGGAACGTCCACGCGGTCCGCATCTTCATCAGCTTCTTCAGGCCAAGATGCTTCCGGACCATGTCGGTCGACTCCGCCACCACCTTCGGGCTGTTCCCGATCAGCGGGAACAGGGCCACGGACAGGGCGAACATCTCACCCTTCACCGGCGCCGAGAACTCCGGCGCGTTCCACCACGCGAAGTTCAGCACCTTCGGGTGGTGGAAGCCGGGCGTCAGCTTCATGTCGAGGAACAGCTTCACCGTCTCCAGCACGTCGAAGCTGATCACCACCGTGTTGTTCACGTCGACCTTCCGCAGCGGGATCACCTTCCCCCACGGCGTCTCGATCACCCGGTCACCCCAGATCAGGGCCGGTTCCGGGAACAGGCCGAGGATGCGGCGCAGCAGCGTCGACCCGGAATCCTGCCCCACGATGTTCCCCTCCTCGTCGATCGGCGACCCGGCCAGCATGTGCGATCCGCACATCACGGCTACTTTCAAGACCTTCTCCTTCACAAACAGCGGTGCCCCAGTGTCGGTACTGACACTAGGGCACCCTGTCTTACATTCCGGGGAACTACTCGCCGGGGACCTCGCCTGCCGGGTCGATCTCGAACAGGTCCTGCTGGCCGCCGAAGTGCTCCTTCGCCCACTTCGGGCCGTAGACCTTCTCTTCACCGTCGGTCGTCAGGACCTGCCCGATGCCGAACTTCACGTCGTCGTCTTCCAGATCGAGCTCCTGAATCCGGACCCGCTCCTCCCACGCGGCAAGGAACCCCTCGTCCGGGTAATCCCCGGCCGTCAGGCGCCGGCCCAGCCTGCTGTGCATGTACGCCGACTTCAGCCGGCCCATCCACGTCCCGGAGAAACGGTCATCCCACCAGCCGAACTTCTTCATCGTCTCCCAGCCGTACGACGTGTGCCGGTCCTTGGCGTAGCTGGGCACCTCGTGCGAGAGCTTCCCGCCGACGGCCGCGGCGCGCTTGTCCCGCTTCACGTCGCCCTCCGCCTGCGCCCACAGGGTCGTCACCAGACGGCCCTCCTCCGACTCCCACCACTTCAGCGCGGAGCACATCTGGTACGTCAGGAAATACAACTGGTCCGTCTCACCGACGACGTCGACCATCTGGTACACCAGCCCGGCGCGCATCGTCACCGCCTGATCCATGCAGTCCTCCGCGGCCATGATCCACAGCTGCTTCGCGGCGGTCTTCTTCCCCGCCTTCTCACCGAACGTGATCATCACCTCCAGCCAGAAGATCGCGTTCGCCGGATCATTCAGCTTGATCGACTTCCGGAACGCCGACACCACCTCGTAATAGCTGTACGGGCCGTACGGCGGCGGGCTGTACCCCATGGTCAGGCCACCTTCCGGACGCAGTGCTTGTCTTCCGGCAGGGCGAGGCTCAGGACGTACTGCGGGTCATCCCACTCCACGCCTACAGCCAGCCGGGACACGCAGTCGACGGTCCCCTGCTGCCCAACGGGCACCGCGTGCGGGTCATTCTGCAGGGCGATAACTTCCACCCTGTCTCCTACTTCCAGCTTCACTGTCTTCTACCTTTCGCCAGTTACTTGATCAGGTTTTCATATGTGCGGTTCAACAGGTCATCCAGACCCTTGTCCGTCTGGATCGCCTCGGCTGCATCCAGCAGGTCTTCCCACAGGGGCTTCGGGATTCCGAGGTCTTTCAGCTCCTCCGGCAGGCAGTCCTTGCGGAACTCGAAATCATCCTGAGTCTGCGGGGTCATGTCCTCAGCTGTGAACTCTTCCATTTCCTGCCCTTTCGCCGTTTCCCTGTGGGGAGTTTGTGTTTTTGAACGACGTCAGTCTAATCTTTTATGCGGACCTTTGTCAATAGTTGCGGCACCCGGCCGGGGGTTCTGAGCGCCCCGGCCGGGCGGTCTGCGGGCTACCGGCCGATCAGGATCACATGGCTGTTGCGGCTGTAGCCGACGGGCTTGAACCCGTCCTCCATGTGCAGCGTGAATCCGTCGCGGTGCGGTGCGATCGGGCTGCGGCTGACCTTGATGCTGTCGATCACCCGGGCTTGGTCGGCGGGGCCGTACGCGGAGATCACGCTGTCGCCGTTCTTCAGCTCCTCGGCTACCACCAGCCGGCCGCCGAACTCCTTCGCCCGGCGTTCACGCTTGTCCTTCAGGTACTGGAGCTCCCGCTCGCTGGTGCTTCCCGTGTGCTGCTCGGTCATGAGCTTTCCTTCCGCCTGCCCTGTGGGGCTGTGTTTTTGTGAACGACGTCAGTCTAAGCTCCTGCAATGCTGGTGTCAATAGTTGCGGGGGCTGGCTGGGTCACCGTGCTCCGTTGCAATGAGGTGAGGTAAGGGGGGCCGGCACCCTGCAGCTGGGGGCGGCTGGGTCACACTTAAATGACAAAGGCCCCGACGCTATGGGGGACAGCGCCGGGGCCTTGCTTCAGACGATGCTACTTGCTGTCGTCCTTGATCACAACCGACTGCACGTCCATCTTGACGTACGTGTTGATCCGGTGGTCGGTCTTGCGTTCTTCGTCGCCCTTGCCGACGCAGCGCGCCTGCACCAGAAACGTGATCTCGTCGCCGATATTGATGTCGCGGTCAAGGCTGTCGTACGACATCCCCACGAAGCGTGCCTTCGTGAAGTCCATGCCGTCCAGCTCCTCCTGCGAACCCGACAGGCCCTCGAGGTTTTCGCCGAACGCGGACGCCGCGGCGTCAGCAAGCTTCACGGGCTCCTGTTCGAACTCGTACTCCACGTTCTCCTGCCCTTCCTCGGCCGGAGCTTCGGGGTTGAACGGGTCAGTCGTCTTTGCCATGTGTGTCCACCTTTCGTTCCCCAGCCGACCTTTTCGGCTGGAAGTGCTTCATGCCCCTGCCAAAGGGCTGCCCGTGTTCGTCCCAGTCGACCCAGCCCTTGCGGGCCAGATACTCGAGCTGGTCAGGATCGAACCATCCGGGTTCAAACTTTAGCGTGCCGGCGGTCTTCGCCGGGTGACAGCCGCCGGGCGTGTTCCGGGAGAACGCGCCGCACAGGGGCAGCCCGTTCTCGACGTCCGCGCGGGCCGTGGCGTCCTGCGACTTCGGGATCACGTGGTCCATCTCGACATGCGCTGTGTCCCCGCAGGACCTGCACTGCTCGCCCCGTGCGATGATGCACAGCCGGCGCCAGTCCGAATCATTCGGGGGGCGGTACGTCTTCGACCGGGAAGTGGGCTTCGTAGTGCTCCCGGAACTTCCGGAGCCTGTCCTGCTCTGCAGCCCACTCCCAGAAGGCGCAGTCCGGGCGGTGAGCCCTCCCGAGCGGACAAGAGCACCGGGTCCAGACTCGCGGGGCGCCAGCTTGGATCCCTTCTCCCGGAGCTTCGCGATCGCCTTCTCCCGGGCCCGGTCCTGCATCGCCCGGAACTTCTCCGGGTCCGCCTTCAACGGCTTCCCACGCTGCATTTATCCTCTTCTCCAGCTCCATGTACGTCATCGGGATCGCCCCGACGACCAGTGCCTGCGCTTCCGCGACGTTCAGCTCCTCGTCCTTGTCCCACAGCACCCGGATCTGCACCCGCAGCCCGGACGTGTGCGAGGCGTTCTGCACCTGAAAGCCGCTCACCGGGCCAGATCCAGACTGATCTGCAGGTGCCCGCACGAGTCGCACACCCACAGGATCGGCCAGCGGTCCATGTCGACGATGGCGCCCTCGGCGCCGGACCACGAGGTGTGCGGGCAGATCACCGCCAGCTCCATGCCCCTCACGTCCGCCACCGCCGGGCCCGCGCCCAGAACAGCAGCACCGTCCACGTGAACCGCTCGAACAGGGCGCCCATCAGATCGTCCCCTTCACGCCGAAGTCGGGCAGCTGGATCGCGCCGTCCTCGCGTCCCCACAGGTGCAGGGCGCGCGGGTGGATGTTGATGTGCGCCGCCGGCGGGGCGAACACCTGATACGCGTAGCCGTCCGGCCAGACCGCGGCGTGCAGTTCGGTCAGCTCCTTGTAGTTGGGCATCCGGTCAGTCCGGCTGATCGAGGCGTGCAGCCACACGTCGCCGGTCTCGTCCTCGTCGTCCGGGGCGTGGGAGGCGGTGACGATCACCTGCCCTTTCCGGTCCAGCCGGAACAGCATCCACCCGTCCGGGCCGAACTCGATCGGCTCCTTGTACACCTTCTTCCCCAGCCGGCGCCGCACGTCGAATCCGTTGATACTTGCCATTACTGCTTCCTCTCGCCGTTGTTTCTCATTGATTCTCCGGTCAGCACCACGATGTTGCTGGCCGTCCGTTCCCGCCACCGGTCCACCATCCGGCCGAGCCTGCCGTCCTGCATGATCTGCTCCCGGGTCAGGTTCGTGGTGATCACCATCGGCTTCCGGATCCGGTACCGTGCCTCCACGATCTGGTCCAGATAGCCGATCTCCCAGTCCGCCATGTCCCGCACCCCGAAATCGTCGAGGATCAGGACGTCCACGGCGGTGCACCGTTTGATCTCCGCCTGCCGTTCCTTCGGGTTGGACGTCAGCGTGTCGAGCAGGTCCGGGACATACCGCCACGCCACCGTCCGGTCCGCGGCGAACGTGTCCCGGGCGACCAGCCCCGCCGCGGACGACTTCCCGGTCCCGGTCGGGCCCATGATCAGCAGCCCGTGACCGAGCAGGTGGTGGTTCACCGGCCCCGGGTCGGTCCGGTGCTGCGTCCTCGCGTGCACCCCAACGGACCACTCCTTCACCGCCGGGGACCGCACCTTCGACCAGTCCGCGTCCATGTACAGCTCAGGCACCCGGGCGATCTTCAGCGCCCGCCGGATCACGTACTCGCGGGCGTCACCATCCGGCGAGGCTGGTGCTTGACTGGTCCCCGAACTGCTCTCGTCCAGCAGGCGCTGTGCGGCTGCGGCCCGGGCCCTTTCGATTTTTTCGTGCAGCTTCGCGTTCACTTCGGAAAGTGGCCGCGTTTGCGACCCATCTGACGAACCGGGCACGCGGTTTCACCTCCTTCTTCTGGTCATGGTCGAGCATCCACGTCCGCCACTGGTACGCCTCATCCAGCAGCACCACGTTCGGGTACTTGGTCTGCAGTTCCGCGACGAACTGCCGGTCCTTCACCGGGTCCGCCGGCCAGCTGTCGTACTTCCGCAGCTCCGCGACGACCTGATCCAACGGGTCGGGTCCGCCCAGCATCCCCTGTTCCATCAGCGCGCATTCTCCACGTTCTCCCGCACGATCTTCGACCCGGCCGGCTCCTTGCGGTACAGGGCCATGATCTGCGACTTGGTCGACTCCGGCCAGCCCTTGATCAGCCCCTTCACCGCGGTCTGGCTGACGCTGGCGATCTTCCAGAAGTCCTCCCCCAGCATGTTCGCCAGCTTCCGGATGTCAACGACGGTGCCCCAGTCGGACTTCTGCACCCACTGCTGGTCACCGACCCGCAGCCCGCCCTTCTGCTCCGCCAAGGACTTGAACTCCTCGTCGATGCTCTTGACGGCCTTCTCCAGCGTCAGCCGCATGCTGTTCGCCCGGTCCCGCCACTCGAGCTTCTTCACCGGGTCCTGCAGGCCCTCCGGCTTCGTCAGGACCCCGGCGAGCTCCCCCGCCAGCGTGGGCATGCCGAGGAACGCCGGGCAGGTCTCCCGGATCGGGCAGGACGCGCACATCGTGTTCAGGATCGGCTCGTGCGTGTCGTCCCGGAGGATCTTCCGGGCCATCGCGACCGCCCATGAGTGCCAGTCCTCAATGTCGGCCCGGGAATACGCGACGTCGACGTCGTTGAACTTCACCACGTCGAGGTGCGTCACCACCCGCGGCGACGCGATGCCCCACATCTCCTCCGCGCATTCCGTGACCAGCCAGTCATACGAGCGGAGCTGCACGTCGCCGAGCAGGTCGTCCCGTTTCGCAGGCTGCCGGTTCGTCTTGTAGTCGACGCTGTGGATCACCCGCGGGTTCTCCGGGTCCAAACCGACCCAGTCAAGGAATCCCCGGTACCAGATCGGGCCGTACTCCTCGTCGGTGTACAGCAGCGCGGTCAGCTCCACCTCCACGGCGAGCGTCGCGTACACGTCCGACGGCGCCGAGCCCCGGGCCATGTACCGGTCGATGTCCTCCCGCAGCTCCGTCCACATCTCCTGCGGGTACTCCGGTTCGAACGCCTCGGCGATCGCCTCGTCCGGGGTCAGGCCCGGCTCCTCCATCAGGTGCATCACCCGGTGGAACATCCCGCCGTACACCAGCGGGTAGCTGAACTCCTCCGGGTACTTCTCCTTCAGGACATACTTGCTGTGGTACTTCCGGGGGCAGCCCTTCGGCTCCTCGTTGAACTCCAACAGGAACCCGCCGGTGCCGTACGTCCGGAACTGCGACGCCGACAGGGTCGGGAACCCATTCGGACCATCAGGTATCTGCATCTCTTCCGCCTTCCAAATAATGCCGGTACTCCGGCCATGTCATTGCCTGAAACGTGGGGCCGGGCACCGGCCGTGGCGTCCGCGTGCTCGCGGCGGCGCTCTTAGCCAATGCCCGGACCCTGCGTCTCTCATGCGCCAGCTCCGTCAGGAGCGCGCCTTTCGCCACACCGTACAGCTCCCAGCAGATCTCGTCCGCCGTCAGCCCCTCGTACAGTACCTCACGGCGTGCCATCGTCTTCGTCCTCGGACCACCGGTCGACGGCCTCCTCCGCGAGCTCCCCGAGCATCAGCATCGGGTCCGCCCGGTACAGCAGCTCCTTCAGGTCGACCAGCAGATCCACCACGGCCGCGACGAAAGTGTCGGACCCCTCATCCCCGTACGAGACGCCGGGCATCCCGTTCACCTCGTCGACGTGGGCCTGCAGCGCAGCCCCGGCCCGGTCGGCGTTCCCGCCGGCCATCAGAACGGAGGCTCCGCGTCGGGGCCGGATCCCCAGCCGGACGGGTCGGACGCCGGGGTCTTGGCCGCCGGGGTCGCCCACGGGTCATCCTCCGGGCGGGTCTGGCTTGCGGCAGGCCGGGCCGAAGTCTGGCCGCCGGCCTGCCTGCGCCGGAGAACAGTGTACTGCTGCAAGTCGACCTGCGTGCGGTGCTCCCGCTTGTCGGTCTCCTTGTTCGTCCACTCCCGCTGGTCCAGCTCGCCTTCGACAAGCAGCTCCTCACCCTTGACAAGGTTCTCCTCGATCAGGCGCTCCGCCGGGTACCCCATAGCGGAGACGAGAATGAACTTGGTCACCGCGACCTGCTTCTTCTCCTCCGAGTCGTACTTCGTGCCGTTCACAGCGACCGTGGTGCGCCAATACGGCCACCCTCCCGGGCTGAACCCCTGATCGGGGTCGCGGGTGATGCCGCCGGAGATCCGGACATAGTTCTGGCTCATTAGCTGTCTCCATTCACGCACTGGCACATCAGGTGCTGGTGTTCGGGGTCGCCGTCCCAGATCGGGGCGTCGTTCACGTTCACCCTAAACCGGGCCTCCCCGTCGATCTGAATGACAGGCCGCCCGTCGTCCGGGCCGTGGAACACCGTGACGGTCAGGTCAATCTCCTCCTTCTCGTCCTCCCAGTGCTCGAACTGGACCTTGGACATCTCATCCTTGCCGCGCGCCAGATTCCGTTCGTCGACAATCACGCACCAGTCACCGGCCGGCCGGACCTCCACGGCGCCTGCCTCGGTCAGGGCCTGCGCCAGATCGTCCAGCTCCTGCTGGGTCAGTTTCGCCTGCAGGGTCTGCAGGATCGCGTCCACCCGCTCGCTCACGCGATCACCTGCTTCCGGGTGTTGAGCAACGGCTCGGTCTTCTCAGCCAGCGCCTTGTTGCACTGCCACTCGACG